TCACCTTTCTCAATAAAGTTTTTCAATACCATCGAAGATAGTGTACAGATTGCCGTAGTTTCTTCATCGGTGTATTGGTAAATCTCATTACAAAGATTTGATTGTTTAATCACCCCAATGTTTTGGTGGTTTGTTTTCTTGTTAGCATTATCTTTAGAACATAAGTAAGGAACACCAGTTTCAACTTGTGATTCGATAATCTTAGTCCAAACATCTTGAGCCTTAACTTTTTTACCAAGACCTAACTCAACCGCTTGGTTGTAGTTTGCTTCGTATTCGTCACCATAACATTCTTGAAGTGGTTTTATACCCGCCTTAATAATGTCGTTAGGACAAAACAAATACCAATCAGAACTTTCCTTTACCGCTCTCATGAAGTTGTCAGGAATCCAAAGAGCTGTGAATAAATCTCTTGCTCTTAATTCTTCCGCACCTGTGTTCTTTTTAATATCTAACAAGTCCATAACATCTTTGTGCCATGGTTCGATGTAGATAGCAGCACTACCAGGTCGTCTTCCTTGTTGGTTAAAGAATCTTAACGACTCGTTAACTATTTTCAAATACTTCAACAATCCACCCGCAAATCCACCTGATGAATTGATACGACTTTCTTTACTTCTGATGTTAGACATTGATAAACCAATACCTGCAGCGTCTGAAGAATAAGTTGAAATATCATTCAGTGTTTGTAATAAACCATTACGTGAATCTGAGTTATTATAATGTAAAACACAAGACGCTAATTGAGGGACTTTGGTTCCTGAATTAATAATTATTGGTGTCGCTGGTGAAATAAGTTGATTTGATAATGAATGGTAATATTCAACCGCTTCTTCAAATGAGTTTGTTACCCATAGAGCAACTCTCATGTACATGTGTTGTGGTCTTTCTATTACTTTACCTTGTGGTGTTTTTAGTAAATACATTTCTTGTAATGAACGCCAAGCAAAGTAATCAAAGTTATAATCATTCTCATGATTAATAACCTCATCAATTTTGTCATGACCATAAGAGTCCATGATTTCAATTAACTTGTCATTGATTACACCAGTTGAATGTAACTCCATAATAGTCTCACAAAAACTATCATTAGTTTCTTTGTGGTACGCAGAAATTGCAACTGACGATGCTAATCTTGAATAGTCGTGGTGACTACCAGTATAAGCCGCAGCAATTTCGTAAACTAACTTATCCAACTCTTTGGTTGTGATAAGTCCTTCAGTTGGGACTGATGTAATGACTTTGATGAAGATTTCATCAGAGTTTACGTTCAATCCTTTTGCCGCACGTTTAACTCGATTATAGATTTTTTGAGGATTAAATGATACGTCCTCACCGTTTCTTTTTTTAATTTTTAATGACATCATATTGTTTTAATGTTAGAAATCTTCCTCAAAGGAGATTGTTTCATTTAATTTTGCTTTTTGATATTCAACCGTTCTTGACTCAAAGAAATTTCCTTTTGTCTCAACAGCAATTTGTTCCATAAATTTAAATGGTTGTTCAACATTGAATTCTTTTTTACAACCCAACTTAACTAACAAACCATCAACAACGAACTCAAGATATTGTTTCATTAAGTTTGAGTTCATACCAATTAAAGATACTGGTAATGATTCAGTGATAAATTCTTTTTCAATTTCTAATGCCGATAATAAAATTTCTCTAATTCTTTTTTCACTTGGTCTGTTTTCAACGTGGTTGTTTAACAAGTGGATTGCAAAATCACAATGTAAGTTTTCATCTTTAAAGATTAAAGAATTGGCATTACACAAACCTTGCATGATACCTCTTGATTTCAACCAAAAGATTGAACAGAATGAACCTGAGAAGAAGATACCTTCAACCGCCGCAAACGCAACCAATCTTTCTTGGAACGATGCTTTCTCAATCCAATCCAAAGCCCATTTAGCTTTCTTTTGAACTGCTGGTAGATTGTCCAATGCGGTGAAACATAAATTCTTTTCTTCCTCATTTGAGATATAAGTGTCAATAAGAAGTGAATACATCAAGCTATGGATGTTCTCCATCATAAGCTGGAACCCGTAGAAAAATTTTGCTTCAGGGTATTGTACCTCACGATAAAAGTTTTCAGCCAAGTTTTCATTAACGATACCATCAGAAGCCGCGAAGAACGATAAAATGTTTTTAACAAAATATTGTTCGTTCTCAGATAGATTATTCCAATCTCTGATGTCATTAGTTAAATCTACTTCTTCAGCCGTCCACAATGCCGCTTGGTGCATTTTGTAGTATTCCCAAATATCATTGTGCTGGATTGGGAAGATAACAAACCTATTAGGGTTCTCTATTAATATTTTTTCCATAATTGTTTTTTGTGTTTTTTTTTACGATTGTTTTTGTTCTTCTCTTTGTTTTCTCTTTTCCAAAAGTTCCTTAACTCTGTCTCTTTTTCTTTCCTCTTGTTGTTCTTCAAAACCTAAGAATGTTACCGACGATTCAGTATCAATTTCAAGTAGTTCGTTGTTGAACTTACAGTTCTCAAACACTACCCCATCTTTACCAATACGTGATTTGGTAATCGCAATAGTTGCTAAGTTCATTTCTTTTTGTTGTAAAGTTTTCGCCACGGAAATGATAACGTGTCCAACTTGTGCTTTCTTAATAGAACCACCCATCTGGTCGGTGGTAACAACCTCAGAAGATATAGAGCTTCTGTTACCCTGTGTTGCTGTCCATCCTACTAATGATAGTTCGTGACACATTGCCTCGAAACCTCTCATTACGGAACCTTCAGCCTTCCATTCATCTTTACTTGTACTCTCAGGAACCACACAATCGATATAGTCCAAAAGAACCAAGTCAATCTTAGTACCATCAGCAATCATCTTTCTGATTTGGTTTTTGATTTGGTTCATTGACATCGAATCCGATGGAAGTTTTTTCAAGATTAACTCGTTCTTCATCGTTTCTTTGATGTCAGTGATTTTAGCCATTACTTCCTCTTTGTGTTTTACCAAGTTGTCTGGTTCGATACCCGTCCAAAGTGTGAAGTGTTTACGTTGTACAATCTTTGGGTTGTCCTCAAAAAAGATTTGAAGTACATTGTATCCAAGATTAAACGCATTGTTCGCAATCTTTGTTAAGATAGTTGTTTTACCAACACCTGTAGGTGCTAAGATAACACCAATTTCTCCTTTTGCCAAACCACCTTTAAGTAGTCTGTCAATACCTGGTATTCCAATCGCAATTGGGTGACGGAAGTCCTCATCAAGTACGGTGTCAAGGTTAGAGAAGATATCAGTTGTTCCTGTATCTCTTTCCCCAACCTGAAGAGCTTCACGTACCAAACCTTCAACTTTGTCATAAGATTCAAAGTCACCTTCGGTAATGATTTTTTGGGCTTTGTCCATCGCCTTCTGTAATTCTTGTTGTTTACAGAACTTCAACGCTTTTTCTTGAACGAACATTGTTCCTTCAAATGGTGCATCTTTTACTTGTTTGATAGTGTCAAGGACAATTTTTGCAACTAATTCTTGTGAAATTTCTGATTTTACAATCTGCTCAAGAGTATCGAAGTTAGGGGTAGATTGGTATTTTGCGTGGTACTCCTTGGTCATTTGCAAGATAATCTTGAAGTATTTGTTATCAAAATAAGAACTCTCAATTACATCCATAATTGATGTAGAAAATTCTTTATCCACGATAAGTTGGTTTAAAAGTTGTATTTGGAATGTATTCCCTAAGTAATCAAAATTCTTGTTCATATTGTATTTTTTCGTCCGTCTGTTTTATTAAATATAGCTTACTTTAAGTCAAATCCCAAATAATCAAAAGATAATTTTTGAGCTGAAAAAATGTCAGTTAATTCTTTTAAAACGTCTTTCAAAAATGGTCGTACATCAACCGTATAACGAACTTTTGGTGGGAACAATTTTCCGTCAAAATTTCTATGACAAATTGTCTGCTCCCCAATTTTAACGTAAAGGTTAAATTCTTCTTTACCATCAGTAAACGATGTGTCCATAATTGCAGGGTCTGTAACAATCGCATCTTTGTTGTCCATCATGTACACAACTGTTTTCATTTTTAAGTTGTACTCAAGGGAATCTTTAAGTCGTTTAATAAACTCGTATAACTCCAAAGAATTTTTTGCTTTTGGGTTGTACCCACGAACATTAAAAAATCTCTGAACAACGATGTTGTCATTCAACGTAAGTAAGAATTCCATTTTGGTGCTGTCTTGCTCTTTCATAATTTAATTTTTGTTTGTATTTCTTTTTTCTTTTCTTGTTAATTTCATAAAGGGTTTGAGGAAGTTAACCCAATCTTCATCGTTCTTGGGTAGATACTTAAAGAGACCATCTTCCATCATCATTCTCATTAAGTTCTTAT